CGGCACGAAAAGGGTGCCAGCACTAATGGTGGCAACATCAATGCGAGTCGCTGACATATAAGAGAACGCTGCAGATTGGACACTCAAGGTTGGCATGAAAAGAGTTGTTGCACTGATTTCAGCGACATCGATGCGTGCTGATGACATGTATGAGAACGCTGCTGATTGAACACTCAGAGTCGGTACGAAAAGAGTTGTTGTACTGATCTCATCCACATCAATGCGCGCTGATGATATGTATGAAAACGCTGCTGATTGGACACTCAAAGTCGGCACGAAAAGGGTGCCTGTACTAATGGTGGCAACATCGATGCGAGTCGCAGACATATAGGAGAACGCTGCTGATTGGACACTTAAAGTCGGCACGAAAAGGGTGCCAGCACTAATGGTGGCAACATCAATGCGAGTCGCTGACATATAAGAGAACGCTGCAGATTGGACACTCAAGGTTGGCATGAAAAGAGTTGTTGCACTGATCGTAGCAACATCGATGCGAGTCGCAGACATATAGGAGAACGCTGCAGATTGGACACTCAAAGTCGGCACGAAAAGAGTTATTGCACTGATCTCAGTGACATCAATGCGAGTCGCAGACATATAGGAGAACGCTGCAGATTGGACACTCAAAGTCGGCATGAAAAGAGTACCGGCACTGATTTCATCAACATCGATACGTGCAGCAGATATATAGGAGAATGCGGCGGATTGAATGTTAAGAGCAGGTGTATAAAGTGTTGTGATACTTGCATAAACGAACGTATTAGATTCGGAATAGAGTTGAGTGATGGATGCGATAGGACTGATGATATTGGATGCGGATAAGAGGGGGGTTATGACGGATCCGGCAAAGAGTGCAGCGCCTGACATTTGTCCTGAAACACTGAGAGTGCCGGCGATAACGATTTCACCAGTATCTTTGACGCGCATAATTTCCAGATCATCGGCCATAAATTGGGCAATATCTTGATTGAGACCCATTTGATTGACGACGAGAGCAGGTGCGGCACCTGCATTGGAAATGATGAATTGTTCGGTGATGGTGATTTCAGTACTGGTTACGGTCAAACTGCCGACCACTGTCAGAGTTCCTTGAACATAGAGATCACTTGTAACGGTACCGATGCTCAACAGATCGATATTGGCAACACTTGCGACCATTGTGCCAAATGCACCGGAAACAGTACTGGTTGTCGTTGCACTCATTGTATCGACAAAAGCAAGTGTCAAACTGCTTGCATCAGCATACAACTCAGATGCAGAGACATTGTCTGATGTTACAAATGAATAGGTGGCGGAATAGGAATATTGTGTGGTGGTGATGAGATCGGTGACGACCATGCTTTCGACAAAAGCGTTCGTGATCGATGTGTAACCGAAGGCGGCTGATGGGATGCTAACAGCTGTGACTACGAGATTATCGGCGGCAAGAGTTGTTACGGAAATGTTGGTAGAGGTTAGAGTCGTAACGCTTAGTTCATTATTTATAATGACCCGAGCTGACGAAAAATTGTATACGTTGCTCATATTATAGTAAAGGCAGAAAAACGATATCTCGATTTACACGATAATATTAGGGCCCTGATGGACCCGTAGACACTACAATAACAACCATAATGGTGGAACATTGCATCATAGACCTAGTAGACCACATCATTTGATCTTCTCGTGGTTCAAGTTGTAACGGATCGATTTCGATCATGTACATATTGCCGTTCAATTCAATAAGTCCAAATCCGACACGGCGACCTGTTCGATTCGATGATATGATGGCCATATTAGCAGGAACCGGATCTGTTCTGATATTCATGGATTGGAATCCGATTGAATAGTTTGATGCGAGATAAGGTTTAACGGTCAAGATCTCATATCGATTCATTTGATACAGTTGTGGAATTGGATCTCGAAGGACAAATGTTTGATACAATGTTTGATCTTTGAACGGCATATGAATCCAACCTGCAAATTGATTTGATCGAGTAACGGAATATAAACGTGAAATCTTGTATCCGTTGACGGTGAAAGGGTTTACAACAGATGTAAGACAGTCGAGATTTTGTATAGGTATCCATTCAAACAGTTCATGATTACGTTCTCGCCATGTCAAAGTGTGTAAATAAGATATTTCGTTAATTGTGTAAAGATTCGAATAGTTTTGTTGATGAAAGGTGACAATATGTGGAACAATACGGATTTTGAGATGAGGACAATGCGTCATCATATAATTGGATATCCATATATCGCCAACATTGTGGTTAATGTTTGGATGAGTTCGTTGATCGAGTCGAATACGAAGAGTTTCCAACATTTGTCGAATAATCGGATCTTTGGGTTTTGTATAAATTGCAATCGGAATAGAATCGACTTCGTTGACATAGATGGCAATAATATCACTGTCAAGATTCGTTTCTCGGATTTGATGTAAGATTGTGGGCGATACAGTGTACCAAGGGTTTAATGTCCATCCTCCAAAATGGTACATGAGTAGGATGCGTAAAACATATGTTATTCCGAGAGGATCTTCATATTCGGTAAGCATAGAGTGATAGGAGTCGATATGACAGGGACACATTTTGTTGAAAACAGCGCGGTTTACGACGGTCCATTGAGGGTCTTTTATTGTGGGAGCTGCAACGGATTCATAAGGGTACCATATTGGATCGATTGATCGAATTTGTCGATACGATTCTTCGATGAGGGGTGTCAATTCGGGGAAGATGTATTGGAACATATCGGGCCATGTGATAAGGGAGAAGGGGCGATGGATGCCGAATGGCGCTGGTGTGAAATATTGTTCACATGCGAAGCGTGTTGCGACATCGAGTGGTGGGAGTCGTTTTCCGTATTGGTAACAGTTGATGGAGAAAAAGATGTCTTCGGGCATAAGATCGCCATTTGTCATATAGCGGTTTAGATTGGGTAGTTGACATATATCGATCATGGCGTCGCGATTTCGGATGGAAAAGCCGCCGTTACCGCCGCATCGTGTTTGATCACGAATAAGATGTACCCAATCAGGATAATCGATACCCATTTGTTCTTGGGTGTAAATATAGTAAAACCAGGGTGCACCAATATAGTCGTATTGGAGGAAATCGGTGATGGATTGACTGTTACCAATGACCCAAGTATCGTATTGTAGAATGAAAAGAGTTTTAGCGGGGAATTGTTGCCAGAAAGCGGCAGTAGTGAATTCCGTATTGTAGGCGGTTAAATTGTAATCGGGATTTGTGAAGATGATCCAATGGATATTGGAGAAATGTGGAGTGAAAAGATCGTGATACTGTTTGGCGACGGACTGTTCTATATAACATATGAGTGACCATCCTGAGTCGGATCCTGATTCGGGTCCAGATAAATGATGAAACGCTTTGCGGAGAATGGTCAACATCATGGGGAAATAGCGGGATTCGATAAATAGAACAGCTTTATTGGATTGTTGTGGAGAGGGGAGATCTAGATGGGTCGGAAGACGGGACATATAATGGGTAGTGAGATGCTCTAATATTTTGGTCCAATTACAACTGTAATGGCGATAAGTGAGGGAAATGTCCATGGTATTTTGGAAACTGTATAGCAATAATATGAATGGATATGTGTATTTATTCGAAATGAACGACGTTTTAGTATTGTATAAAAATTGATAGTTAATAAAACGTTATTTAAATCATATAATTATCGGAACTGCTTGACAACAGTTCCGATTGGTTGCAGGTTGGAAATGTGCGAGTTCGAATGAGCTGACAAGCACAGTTGTATTGAAGTTCCATCTTGCCCTTACAAGAGAGCCGGTTCATTCTTGCCCCCACCGCTTGCCTACCTCAGTCGTGCTCCCGCACTTCCTGCCTGCAACCAAATACAAATGTCGCCAACTCCTCGTTCCTCTGTGAAGAAGTCTGCAAGATCATCCATTTCGAAGTTCTCGTCGCCGTCAGCTTCACTCCAAAAGATCTTGCAGAATACCACGCACAGCCTTCCCACATCCACACCGCCTACAAGATCTCTTCAACAGATCTTGCAGATGGTCGACGATGCTGAAACCATGTTCGTGTATGCGAAACGTGATCACGCTCTTGCTTGCGCATTCGCATCAACCGACGCAGATCGGACGCTGCCTGCCATCATGAACATAATGGCAAAAAGCATGCACGCCCTCCGTGCACTCGTGATGTTCGCTTCAGCAGTGATCGCATTTTCCTGCAACATGCCATCCGAGAGAACTCACCCGATCGAGTTCAAACAATGCAAAGCCGAACTCGAGCGATTGAGAGACAAACATGATCAGCTCCATCGGGAAATGGACGAGATGTCGGAACTTGAGACATCCTCTTCCTAATCCTTACTGATCGATCACCCCCCCCATCCACCCTCACAAAAAACCATTCACAATCAACCTTATAAATCTTTCTATATAGGCATAAACGATCCATTTGTATCGTATTGTCCCAATACAATTGCTTGTTGCGTCGTTTTCATTGCTTGGTAATCGTAAACCTTTTGTCCTTCAACATCGACATACACAACTCGTGCCATATCCGGATTCGCGATTGCCACAGTATGTAATAGATCAGTTGCTTTGAAGAAAGCCCGTTTACTTTTATCCGCAATCAACACATCTCCAGCTTTTGTCACCATTCCTTTCACCAATTTAGCCCGGATAATTTTGCGATTCGATGATCCACTTACCGCATCGTATGCAATATCTGGAATCGATCCAAGTCCAGTTGCACCTTGACCATATGAAAAACACTGATATCGACCCTTTTTCATATTATCCGCCGCATTCAATCGACAATCCACCGCAGATTCACGCAATATCTGCAACAACTCATTTTTAATAAGGGCTTTTTTATACGCAATCTGATAAACATGTTGATCAGTCGATTCCGGTTCCGATGATCGCTGTTTCTGATTCTCCGTAAACACTGCTAAATATCGATACACTTCCACTGTACGATCTGCAGGTGGCAACGCTATATGTGAATTCCTCCGCACTCCTCGCCCAATAACCTGCTCCATTTTCACCTCATTCCAATAAGGTTCCAATATATGAATCTGTCGCACATTCTTCAAATCCAACCCTTCAGCTCCTGCACTCGATGCAATCAATATTTTCAATTTCTCTCCACGACGATTGTCATCCGCATTAAATGCCCGAATCACTTTAGCCCGCTCCTCAAACGATATCTGACCTGTAAACAGTGCATATGTACCAGCTGCTCCATCTGCCCCAGCTGCACCGTATCGCTTATATCCAGCGACTTCCAGCGCCAAACTGATGATCTGTGCTCCTTCCAACAGAGTGAATTGACTATAGATGAAAACATTTCCGGGTGATTCCGCAACATGATCCAAGATGGCGCCAATCTTTGGACTGTACATCGCCAACGCTTCCCGGCTCAAATACTGTTCTTTAGACTGCGCCAACTGTTCAATTGTCGCTGTCATCCGTTGCATATAAAGCCGAGTTAAACGGATCTTCTCATCTGCTGCACCGTTTTCATCGTTGTTGCTCTCTTCCACTTTGAACATTTTATCGATATCACGTTTCGATATGCGAGAATGAGATCGTCGAGATGATGTTTTCGCCGCATCATACACAATTCGTTCAAATTCCGGATTCGGAAAAGGTCGTCGCATCGGTTCAGGTAAAACGAAATTCGAGAACTCTCGGGAAAAAACGCGGAACATCGATTTCGCTTGAAGACCTGCTCGCTTCTTTTTCATCGAACTTTTCTCCCTCAACTTCTCTTGTGCCCTTACAATCTGATACAATTGATACTGATATTCACTCATCGGCACTTCTATCATCCCTTTATCAATCATTTGTGGATAGGATGCATCATGAACCCAATAATAGCTAACGAGTCCCATTATTCGTCGTTGAAACAGTTCGCGATTCTTCATACGAAAGAATCCATCTTGATCTTCCTCGATGAAATAGTTGAAAAACGCCTCGAAATCCCCTGATTCTACTTGATCCGGAAACGCAGTGTATCGACGAGTCATCATCCGTTTCATTTCAATCCCGGTTGTTGTTCGCGCATGGTCAATGATGGACGCAATCGAAGTAGGCGACGCATCTCGTAACAACATTTCACAAGTCTTGTTCCCTAATCGGAGTGATACATAGTCCACTTGATCTGTCAATTCGCGGATCTTGTCTTCTAAGATGGGCGCATTAGTTAGGGTCCCCCCTTCAATGCGGAAAACAGTGACCTCCATGAGTCCGCGCAATATATTGAACAGGATCGCCAATTCCGCTGGAGTGTTTACCAATGGAGTGCCGCTCATACATATAATTTTAGTATTCTTAGCAGTCATCAACATTTCATAGATAATCCGACCGTTCTTCGAATTGCCAACGAGTGAACTGATGATCCGACTAATCAAATTGTGGACCTCCTCGATTAATATGACCCGATTGTCAAGATTGCCGAGTGCTTCTAATTGATCTCCTACATTGGATGCATTATAACTGATGAAACTGTATTTGTTTTTCCATGTCATCTGATTTCGTTGATATACTGGATCACCGCAGAAGAGAACACCTTGACTGATGAAATTGTCCTTTAACGCCGCTGGACTGAGAAAAAGGATGTTCCGTTGTGTCTTCAATGATTCGGCAATCTGAATCGCTGTACATGTTTTACCTGAACCGAGTCCATGATATAACAAGATCCCACGATAGGGACTTGGATCACGCATGAAATCCCTGAGAAATCGTTGATACGGAAATGGACTGAATCCGTTGGATTTGGGGAAAGGTCCGCCGTTCAATTGATACGATGAGAATGTTCGTGTAACCCACTCTGGAAACTCTTTGCGATATGCCGGCATCCATGTCGATGGTGCGACTGCGCCTGCTGCTGCGCCTGCTGCTGCGCTTGCTGCTGCGCTTGCTGCTGCGCTTGCTGCTGCACTTTTGCGACGTGATGACATATGGATATTAATACTATAATTGAAGAAGAATTATTTAACTCATATGGTGGCGTGGTGGCGTCAATCTCATTTGAAATGATATATTTTCATATAATAACATGAAAATAGGTGTATTAGGACATACAGGATTTGTTGGATCTCATATATATGAGAAATATCCAGATGCCATTGGATTCAATTCGCAAAATATCGAAACAGTTCGTAATCAACATTTCGATCTCCTCTTTTGCGCTTGTATCCCCGCCGTTAAATGGATCGCAAATCGCGACCCCGATCACGACCAACAACAGATCGAACATATACAATCCTTATTACATACAGTTGATGCCACCGAATTCATCCTTATTTCAACGATTGACGCTCATTGTGACACGGAGCCATATGGTCGACATCGGAATCAGTTTGAACAGTGGTGTATGGCGCATTTCGATAACAGATGTCGCATCATCCGACTTCCTGCACTCTTCGGAATTGGACTCAAAAAGAACGCCTTATTCGATCTGCTGAACCATCGATTTCTCGATCGAATTCATCCCGATTCCCATTTCCAATGGTACGATCTACGTGATCTCAATGGTGATATTCAAGAGATGCGCCGCCTCGATTTACGCACAGTTTACGCCTATTCTGATCCGATATCGATGCGACAAATATGCGACACATTCTTTGGATACGATTTAAGTGGCACAAATGTCGTCAATTACGATTATCCGACTCTTCAACCTTTTTTCCGTCGATCCGTTGTCGATATAATGGATAAAATGCGTCGATTCATCGATGTTTGGCACGGTCTCCGGTATTACAGAGATCGCATTGTAGTGTCGAATCTCCATTGGAGTCCTGATCACACATCTTTCGCTCTTCATCAATTGCGCCGATACAATGTTGAACAGATCGAATCCGTCTTTAACAATTGTATTATTGCATCGACTGCGATACGTGTCACTTCGATTCAATCGATTTTATACGGAATTGATCCAAATCCGGATGCTATATTGGCCCAACTGCATCGTGTTGCAGAGACAGCAGCGAGTATCGGCGCAACTGTCCTGGTGCTCGGTGCTCCTAAACTCCGCCGCAGTCCATTAACGCGCGAAGACTGGACAGATCTGCTCCGTCGGTATCGTGGCGCAGTTACCATCGCTTTCGAGCCCAATGCCGCCGATTACGGTTGCCAATACGGGACAACTTTGGCCGAAGTTGTCGAATGGTTGGCAATGATCGGCAATGATCGCATCCGTATCAATCTCGATTATGGCAATCGATGGATGAGTCGAGATCAAACGGTGCCGAACTGGTCAGCTGGTGACATTGCACATATTCAGATCAGTGCGGCACATCTCGACAATCTCGATGCGGAGATCTTGCGGACAACATTGGCGACGTGTCCGATTCCGACCAGTTACACTGGCCGCATTTCATTGGAAGTCAATCGACCGGTTGACACACTTGCACAAAATCTTTATACAATGATTGCCGAATTGTACAGGATGCGACGCACATTTCAGCGCAAATGTTTGGTGATAGGTGCAGGATGGTACGGATGTTATATAACGAACTGTCTCCGTAAACTGGGATACAACTGTGATATCACCGACAAAACAGATCGAATCATGACAGCATCTTCACGCTATAATCAGAATCGACTTCATCTGGGTTTCCATTATCCGCGCAATTATCGTACACGACTCGAATGTATGAAAGGATATAAGATGTTTATGCAACAGTTCGGACAATTGACAAGCGAATTAACGAACATTTACGCTATATCACAAGATTCCATTGTTGATCAACAAACATATCGTAACATTTATACATATGAACAGGTTCCGTATGAATATTTGGACAAATTGCCGGAGTCGGTTCCTGTTCAGATTCAACATATTGAACCGGGATATATACTTCAACAGGAACGATACATCGATCCTGATATGGCGGCTGCATATTGGGCGCGGCGATTGACATTGAAACCTTGGGCAACAGTTGATCCGAATGAATATGAATGGATAATTGATATGACATATGGAAATTATGTTCCGTTTGTCGACAGTTATCGCGAAGATTGTTTAACGTTGATATATCGGGCACATTGTCCGACAACTATTGGGATCACGATTATGGACGGTCCATTCTTTTCCATTTATCCCTATAACATATCGGAACAGTTGTATACGGTGACACATGTGCGATACACTCCGATGATCGGAGCTGATTGGTCAGTGGACCAGTTGCGGGAACTGATGGAACAGGATATTCGCAAATATATTCCGGATTTCACCGATCATTACACTTATCATTCTTATTATATTTCATCGAAGACGAAATTCCGTAATCAAACATCGGATAGATCGTTGCAGTTTCAGCAGACTGGTAATGTTTATTCATTTATGGGTGGTAAAATCACTGGTATATTCGGAGTTTGGGACTATTTATCCAACGAGTTGATTTAAATATTGTTGAACAACATTGATATTCGTAATTGTGTAAGATGGACTGCGATAACCAGGATGATCAAACGATATATCATCATTCGTGTATTCATAATAATACAGTTGTTGGATTTGATCAAGAGGAGCGAACTCAGGTGGACCAGATGAAATGTTTTTATTGCCGATATAATCGGGATGTAACAGATCGATCAGATTGGGAATGTGTCGAGGATTGCATACATGAAACGAAGTAATGAGTTGATTAAGATTGAGATTGTAGATGAGTCCCATAATGGATTCGCGATTAAGTTCTTCTAATGTGGGAAGACGTTGATTCCATATAATATACATATGAATGATGAATCGGCGTAAAAGGGAATATTTGTAATGACGAAGTCGATGAAATCCGTTGCAGTTATCGGGATGTGCTGCCAATTGAAGCATTTGATCGACATAGTGCCGAGACAGGTCAACATAGTTGTATCCGGCGCATACAATAGCGGATCGATCAATATTGGTGCGATTTCCGCGATTATGATAATGTAGGCATCGGATAGCATCGACCAGATGTTCACGTCCATGAGAGACAACACCGCGATGATTACCGTTGGATGTTGAAACAAATGCATTTGAACGATAAAATCGTTTGATAATGGCGGGATTGACGGTATGTTTGAATGTGGTGATATTACGGATTGGCTGTTGCATTTCGAAGTTGACGTAATGGGGGTTTTCAGTGTCGATCTTGTTATAAAGATAATTGGTGGTTGGAATGCTGAATATAGTGGCATCGGCAGGAAGTTGTCGGAAATAGTTGGGAAGACTGGTTGCCGGATCTGTCGATCCGTCGATATATAAGAATTCGTCTGAATCGAGTCCGACTAGGAATTCGCATTCGGTCTTGTATTTGTGCATAACTGTTGTAAATGCGTCACCTTGTCCACCATCTTTGTAAGATGGACATGTTTCAAAGATGACACCGCGATTGCGATATTTATCGTAGATTGCTAAGACTGCCGGGTCACAACTGTTGTTATCGATTATTACAACATTGGAGTAACCGAAAATGGTACCGTAATAGAGGATGAAATCTTCGATGATATCGACGTCATCGCGAGTAACTGTGAAAATCTTGACAAGAGATGTCGACATTGTGATAATATTAAAATTATACGTGATATAATTTTGATTTAATTGGACGGGGCCTTACAAACTTTCGTCAATATTGACGCCTGCGGCAATCAGTGCGGCTTTTGCTGCATTCTGTTCCGAATCGCGTTTCGATCTGCCGCGGCCTTCTCCTCTTACGACCCGATCTGGATCGTAAACAACACTGTGGAAGATTGTGATTTCATCGCCGACATCGTTGGTTTCAATTGCGATCATTCCTTCATCCAATCGATATGACGGTGTTCGACCATCGAACATTCGTTGACAATATCGCATATAGATATCTTTGTAGTTGTCGTCGATGGCGAATACGCGGACCATATCGACATATTTCTCCAAAGTTGCTGTGACAAAATGATGTGTGACAGCATCGCGTTCCTGTCTCGTTGGACAATCGAGCGCCAAGGCACCGATAAAAGCTTCGTATGAATCTTCGAGAAACGCTTCATTTTGCCGAGCCTTCTTGAAATCCTCTTCGTAATCGGACAGCAGAATATACGGCGCAAATCCGAGACATGTCGCCATGTGGGAAAGCGTCTCGGTTCGCACTAGTCGTGAACGCAGTTTCGTCATGATACCTTCTGCTTGACGCACTTGAGGAAGTCGATCATAGATGTAATCGGAACTGATCTTTTGCAAATATGCATCGCCCAGATATTCCATGCCGTCCATACATTTTTCTTGAAGAGGGATCGTGTCAGGGGGACAGCTGGCAGGGACATCGTAGCGAGCTGCGCCAGTGGGTTCAGATCGTTTCCGGGCTGAACAATAGGATTTATGGGTAAACGCCTCTTGATAGAATGCGAGATTAGTGGCCCGATGAGGGCTCCCGATATCATCGAGGAAAGATTGTACGACGGACAATGTCAATCGACGATTTTTCGGGTTGTAAATGTGGAAAACTTTAGGTTTATGATTGGTTGACATTCTGAATTATCATTAATTCAGAATCATTTTTTAATCCAATCAACGATGAGCGGATAATAGAAGCCCTTGAAACATTCGATAGGCATATTCCAATCGATCAATACACG